CTGCTGGAACACCTCGGTCATTAAGGGATCCTGTGCTTCTGCCGCTGCCAACCGCAGCTCCATCTGCCCGTAGTCCGCTACAACGAGTTTCCAGCCAGCTGGAGCCTGGACCGCAAGACGGAAACGCGGATCACGCGGAATCTGCTGAAGGTTGGGCGAAATACAACTCATGCGCCCAGTATCAGCTCCAAGCTGCAAATAACTGGCGCGGATAAACCCATCATCCGAGTAATTCTTCAACAAAGTTTCAGCCATCTGCCGCCGCTTCTCAATCTTTTTCCACCTCAAATAGTCCGCCACAACCTTGTGATCACCCACATATTCTTGGAGCGCAGAACGACTAGCACTGGGCTTGTTGTTCTTCATATCCATCGGCGGCTCACCCAACAAAGCGGTGAACTTTTTGAGCAACTGCGCAGGACTGTTGAGGTTAAAAACATTCGGGTCCGGCTTCTTACCTTTCGGCCCCGGCTTTGTCTGGTATAGCAACTTCCCGTCTAATCCGCGATGGAGCTTATGTTCTGGCGGAAGAGCCGCATCAAAGTCCTCAATAAATTTCTCGCCAACCTCCACATTTTCGATATCCAAATCTTCAATTAGTTGCTCCAGCATTTTCTTATCAAACGGCAGCCCGGTACGCCACAGCTGCGCCATCGCCGGGAGTGCCTTGCACTCAAGATCCCACGCCGGCATCAACGCACCAGTGGCCATCCGCTTGGTGATTTGCTCCCACAGCTGGGTCAACACCACAACATCCTTGGCGGCATATTCGATTTGCTCCACGCGCAGATCAGCCGACCAATCGCTCTTCTGCTCTTCCTTGGAAATGTCTTGACCGAGGTAGCGATGCACAACGTGCTGGAGCCCGTGCTTCAAATTCGGCAGCCCGTTCGTCAGGATCCGACTCGCCAGCATCGAGCAGTAGATCTTGCCCTCGGGATAGATCTCGTGCTCCTGCAACCAGCCGAGGTCAAACACTGCATTGTGCGCCAACCACTGGCGTGGAACGCTGCAGAACTCTTCAAGCGTGATCCAGTCCTCATCACTGAAGCTCCAGCAGTCAAGAACCACGGGATCCTTCCCGAAAGTGGCTAACTGCAGAAGCCGCAGACCACCAAACTTCGGCTGGAGCCCGGTGGTCTCAACGTCAAACGCAACGAAACTTGCGTCATCGAGCGTGGAGAGGTGCTCGATGCCTTGGAGGATTTTCATGCCTGGTAGGGCGTGTACCCTACTACTCTAGCAGGCTGTCAACCTCCCTAGCGGAACAGAGCACCGCCGCCGCGAGTGTCCCGCCCTCGGGAAACCCAAGCAAGCACCGCGCCTTCCAATGTATGCAGTTTTTGCATGGCCCCCCATCCGGTTGGGGCTTGTACCCTTGGCGCAACCGATCCAAGCGCAACTCCTCCCGCCCTGCCGGACTGGAGCGGTAACACTTCATGCACAGCACCGGGTTAGTCGTCTGCGTACCGCAGCCTTGGCACGCTCTGCTGTTGATTGTGATGGCCATCAGTTTGTTTGTGTGAAGTAGTTGCACTCCTCCGCAAAACCGGGCATCCCAGCTTCGGGAAGATCAAACGAGCAGGTTTCTTTGGACCAGTAGTGGCACTTTTTACACCCATTGTCTGCTCTGGTGTGCCCAGCCAGTTGCCTCTCTGTGGGATAACGAGGAATATCAGGCCACAAGTTTGCCTTATACACACCAGCTCGGATGTACCCGATTGTTTGGCGCGTAACCCCTAGATCTACCGCCACAACCGCCGCTGGCCGTGGATCCAGCAAAGCAAGTCTGACCTCCAAGTCAGAAAGTCTCCGCCGACTAGGCGGCATTACTTTGTTGGACTGCTGGATCTCTTTTTGTTTGTGCGGATCGTAATAAACCTTCCACTTATGCCCGCAGCTTTTACACCGCAGCCAGTAAGTGACTCGTTTTTTGGACTGCCATTTGTGTGTTGAAATAACTTGTCTGAAAGTGTGAGTGCAATGGTTAGCCATTCCAGTGCCGAATAACCCCTGCGCAAATGAAAATGTTTGTAGTCATGTAAGCCAGCAGGATGCAAAAGCGCACCAACGCAACCTGATCAGCGACCCGATTGTGGTGGTGCGCCTTCTCCCCCAACGCCTTGGCGACAATCCGCCACCAGTACCTCATCGGTTCTGGTACGGCTCCGTTGCCAAGGTGTTAATCAAGCGGTTCAGATACCAGCGAGCTTTACAAAAATCCTCGTAAGGATCTTTTTTAAGCCACGCTCGGCTGACGTATTTGATGACCTGCCAATGCAAACCACCAACAACGGCATCTGGAGCGTGCCTTACCCAATCCTCAATAACGTCGATTGTTTCGACGCTTCCGGCCGTGTAGTGCGCCGGAGAATTAACTGGATCGCTCATCCTTTGGAAGCCTGAACAGCAGTGTCGCCGTGATAGCGACCAGTAACGGAGTAACTTTTGCCGGGCAGCATCGACATCCTGTGGAACACAATCTGTGCGATGCGCATACCCGGCCAAAGCGGAACAGCGTGCATGGATCTAGCGTTTTGTAGTTCCAGCGTTAGCCGCCCTTTGTAACCGGGGTCTATATACCCGGCAAGAAGATGCTCAATCCCCTCCCTGGCACGACTCGACTTGAGAGCGAGCTGCCCAGCAACAGAATCCGGGAAGCTGAACTCCTCCATCGTTTCCGCGAGCACGAACTCATGCGGCTGGAGCATGAACGGATTTTCCTGCGAGTGCCCAGCAATGCTGTAAGGAAGTAAGGCAGGCACCTGCGGCATTTCCACCAACAGGTTCTCGCCGAGTCTCACATCGAGACTCGCTGGATTCACCAGCTCCGACTGGAACGGGAATACCAGGTTGCGGCGTGCCAGGTTGTGAATCTCGTGATCACACAGGACCGCCATCAGTCAGCCACCACAACCGGGGCGGGCTGCTGGAGCGTCACATGCTTCCAAGTTTTCTGCCACTTGATGCAGTTGATGGTTGTGACGTGAACGCCAAACTCCTTGGCAATCGCTGCCACAGTCTTGCCACCATCAGCCAGCTGGCGCTTAATCTCCAGCACCTTGGCTTCCGTCAACACCGCCACCCCACGCCGCCCCTTACGGCTGGACCCACGAGTCTTACGTTGAGACTTCGCCTTTTGTACGCCTGTTGTACGTACAAGTTTTTCACCGGCGGGCAGGGGGATGGTCTGCTTGGGCTTGGTCAGATCCAGCTGAACGTGCTGGGACGTTTCCAGAGCAAAGCGTGCTGCTTCGAGTGCTTTGGAGATTTGATCGAACTGGGATTCAGAGAGAACGTACATGCTCATAAGTAAGAACGGGTGCAGTGTAGTAGTGAATGGTCAGTTCTGGAGCTCCAGCTTGATAGCTGCCTGGAAATAACCAGCCACCTTCAAGCGGCGATAGACAGAACCCGCCTCTTCGGACTGCTTGTTTTCGAGGGCGTCGTAGTCGCGGCGAGCTTCCTCCAGTGAGGCCATCGTTTCGATGTTGAGAAGGTTGAGCTCGTTGTCGGGCAACTCCGCCAACTTGTCGAGGTAAATAGTTTTACCGCCCAGTAGGTAGGAGCGGTAAAACGGCACCATTGAAGTTTCGGTCATTCGGGATTGGATCAAGTTCAACCGAAGTAAGCGCGGCGCTTCTCTTCGACCCAGGCATCGTACTCAGCTGGATCAGCAAACCTGTGCTTGAAAACCTCCGGCACCTCTGTTGAAGGCTTGCGTTGAAGGCTGCGCAACTCGCGCATGTCGTTGTCGTTGTACCCCCTGGATTGGCGGTAGTAATCGGCGTACCAGTCAGTCATGCGAAGTAATTGGGATCTTGCTGGCGTATTCGGGTGAGATCCGTGAGTCTCAACTTGAGAATCTCGTGGATCGCCAGCTGTGCAAGCCGGGTGGAGCTGATGGTGTCGCTGGTGGCGAACACGTAAATCAGGTGGCGGTAAAGCTGGGTCAAGGTGCGAACCCTGACCCAGTGCGTATCGCCGGGGATTGGTTCTGTGCCGTAGGTCCAGTCGTCGTAGTCCTCGGCGTTGCGAAGCTCGCGGGCTTCAGACGTCCCAATCAGACGTGTCGAGTGGAGCCCAGTCATCGACCCGATCTGTGAGCAAGGCCCGGAGTTCGGCATCGGTAGCTGGAATCAAATCTTCATCTGAAAAGTAGAGGGTGCCTCTGCACAGGGCAGGCCCCCATTCCGCTGGTTCGAGGGCGGTTTGCGGATAGCGCACCACCATGTCGTCAACAACGGCATCGACAACAAGATGGTCTCCTTCAAAACGGAGTTCCTCAATGCTTTGTACCTGGCTCACTTGACCTCCTGTGCAGTTTCGCTGGGAAGCAGGGACTCCATCCACTGATCCCACGACATTTTCAAGAATTGCTCCAGCTCGACCAAACGCTCCAGCTGCTTCTCTTCGTAGCTGGTGTTCAGACCAAGCCCTTGGTAGCGGGTGATCTGTAACTGGAGCGAGTGCTTGGCCCAGCCGACGGCGTAGTACCAGGGGCTGAGGTCGTTGTTGTCAACTGTGGCTTTAAATGGTTCGTACATTGTGATTCAGTAATAGAAGGCTCGCCTTGGCGGGCTTGCCCTTAGTGTTGCACAGAAACAGCCCGACCGCAAGGCCGAGCTGTTGTGTTTCTTCACAATCGCTTATTCTTGCACCCCCAAGGCTTCTGGCTCGTACTGCGTGAGGACGCAAACGTCAGCGCCTTGGCGGAGTGCAGTACCAACGATGTAGGCGAACTGCTTTTGGGCGTCGTCGGACTCCTCGATCTGGTACTCCTCCACCTCGTAGGCCATGCCCTTGCGATACCAGGAAACCCGGACCACGGCGAGCAGCTCGTAGGGGATGTCACCGACGTTGTACCCCAAGACAGGCTTCCTGGGGCGTTTCGGCTGGGGCGGTTCCGGCTTCACTGGATCTCTCCAAAACACCCACGCGGCAACCCGCATGAGCCCTAGGAAAAAGTTAGGCGGCTTGAACTGTCCCATCAGTCCCACATCCGTGCGGCTTCCTGCATCAGCCGCTCCAGTTCTTCAGGAGTGCGTTCTTCCCTTGGGGAGGGTTCAAAAACCTGTCCTTTTATGCCAGAACCCTTGGTATCACTGGGAAGTAAATCGGGACACGGGGTAGCGGTGTCCTCTTTTGCTCCAGCCTCCCCATCAAAAGAGGACACGCTTAGGGGCTGTCCTTTTTTACTTTCCAGTCCCTGACTGGGTTTTCCCAATTCGGGACACTTATTCACACACATATCACGCGAGAGAACAGCTTGGTACAAATTGGAAGGTCTGGCACCAGAGGAGGTCTGACCGACCACCTCAACCAACCCCCTCGAAACAAGCCTCTGGAGCGCCTTGCCGATAGCGGCCACACTTCCACCGCACAACGCATCCGCAGCGAGGTCAGAGCGGCTTAGAGAGCGCGGGTACGCAGCCCTAAGGCGCTGGAGCACCCGGTCAACGATGGAAGCGGGACTAGCGCTGTCGGTATCCAGCTCCACGTAGTCCGCGAGTGAGAAGGTCAGGTCGCTTTCGAGCTTCATCAGGAGCTTGGAGCCATCACGACCAGCTCTGGACTTCTCCACGGTGATGAGGCGAGCGTTGTAGCCGGTCTGTTCGACTTGCTTTTTGTCCGGCCGCCGCAACCCCCACACCTCATCCACAGCATCCCGAATGGCGGTGCTGCCACGGAACCCGCCAGTTTTGTTGGCGTGGTGGATCAGCAGGATGGTGCAGGCGGGGAACATGCGGCCGTTGTTATTCGCCAGCCAATAAATCGGGCTTGCAAACTCTTTCTTGTTTTCGTCGAACGCCGAACCCCTGCTACAGCCAGTGATCGAGTCGATGATCACGAGCTTGGGCTTGTGCTTCTCGATCAACTTGACGAAGCGGTAGTACCAGTTCAGGTCCCACCCCATCACCACCGTCACGGGATCCGACGGCTGGAACTCAAGATCCCGAAGCTGCTGTTGAACCTGCACTTCGGATTGGTCGCCGTTGAGGATCAGAACGGGACCGGCTTCCACTGGAACGAGATCACCCCGCACGGAGAACGGAATCCCACGGGCAACATGCTTGGCGATGGTCCAAGCGGACATGGATTTGCCATCACCACCAGCGCCGTGAATCATCACGGTGCCTGGGCAAGGCAGCAGATCAGGGATCAGGTACTCAAAGTTGAGGTCCTTGTCGAGCAGATTCGCCATCGCCATCTCGTCATCTTGCTGCTCGAACTGCATCTGGGCGATCAGCAACCGCTCCAGCGCACCAGCGTCCCGATAACCAGCTTCCAAGGCCAGCACGTTCATGGCGTGCGCCGCTTCCGCCGGGTTTTGAATCTGCTGGATTTCTTTCGCCCGCTTAATAACTTCGGCATAGGTGATGACAACCTGCCGAATCCGGGTGACGTTATCCGCCTCAACACTTTCAACAACCTTCCGCAGATCCTCCGAAAGCCACATGCGACCCGGAAGCTGCTGGTCCGCCATCCAAAAAAGCGTCCCGAGGCTGACTGGTCCTTTGCGAAAGGACTTCCAGACCTCATCGCAGGGATTGCCGTCTGCCCAATCCTGAAAAAATTCGGGGTCTTCC